TTGTTTTCAGAAGTTCCCAGTTGAGATTGCAGAGAAACGAGCACTTGCAAGAATAGTTATTAAAACAATGGGATTAACGAATACTTTTGGGAAAGATGAAATGGACCATCAGAAACAAAATAAAACCTCTGTATTATGATAAAAAAAGAAGTTGAAATATCGATATTGTTGGCGTTAATTCTTTGTGTAGATGAACAAGTTTACATATTAAAGGACCAACACAAAATGAATGTGAAAGATAAATTTAATAAATTACTAAACGTTTCTAAAAAATACGAAAAGGAAGTTCAGAAATCCATGGAGTTAACTGGAGATTATGGAATAGAATCTGTTAAAGAAGCTTTAATGGATAGTATTACAGAAGCAAAAAGAATCGCTTATGAAAACAGTTAATAGTTTAAGCGGAGGAAAATCTTCTTCTTATATTGCGGCTAATTATCCAGCAGAATATAATGTTTTTGCATTAGTAAGAACAAATGATTTGAATTGTATTTATCCAGATAAGAAAATAAGGCAAATTGTAAGTGAAAAAATAGGAATGGAATTTGTGGGAACTCTTGAACAGGACAGTATAATTAAGGTTATGTTAGATTTGGAACAGTTTATTGGAAAAGAAATAACTTGGTTAAGTCCAAAAACGTTTGATGAAGTAATAAATAATCCAAATATAAAAGGGAAAAATGGGAAGCAATACTTACCAAATTTAATGACTAGATACTGCACTACTGAAATGAAAATGAAGCCAATTTTTGAATGGTGGCAAAAAGAAATAAACGAAGTGGTGGAAATGAGAATTGGATTCCGATCAACTGAAATGCATCGAGCAAAAAGAATAATTGAAAAATTAAATGAAAATGGTGTTGATGAAATGAAAGCGGTTGTTGGTAAAAGGAAATCTCAAAACAAATGGGGAATGGTAGAATGGAGAATTCCAAGCTTTCCTTTAATTCCTGATAATATAAATAACAATGATGTTTTTAATTATTGGGAGAAAAATAAAGAAGTTTCTTTTCAAGATGGTTATTATAATAACTGCGTTGGATGCTTTCACAGGAACCCTATATTCTTAAATAAAATGGCTCAAGAACATAAGAATAAAATGGAATGGTTTGCAAATATAGAAGAGGAGAACTCACCAAATACATTTAGAAAAGATTGCACTTATAAAGAAATAATTAACCACAAACCGCAAATTGAATTGTCTTTTGAAGATTTTGAAGATTGTGATACTGGATATTGTGGATTATAAAAATAAAATGAATATGAAAGTTAGTCAAAGCATGTTGAGGGATTTTAACAATCCTAAAAACTGCAAAATAAAATGGGAAGAAACATATATGAATGGATTCCGAACTGAGCCATCTGCTGCAATGTTGGATGGATTGGTGTTCGAGCAGAATGTAATTGGAGAAAGTAGGGGTGGGGAAGTTTACGAAATCCCAAAAGGAAAGACTGGGAAACCTTTAAAAAGGGAAACTGATTTGTTAGCACTTGCGGAAAGGTCCAAAGAAATGATGTTTGATTTAGGAATTGAACTTATTGAAGTTCAGCCAGAATGGGAAACAAAGGAACTTATTGGACATCCAGATGCTTTAATTAAGTATAAGGGAGAACTTGCAATAATGGATTTGAAATACACTGCAATGAAGGAAGATGAGAATTGCAGATGGAATCCATTTGCTTGGGGAAACATTGTTGATGAATCAACTGGAGTTCTTTATAAAGACTTTAGTCAAGCAATCCATTACATTGAAATGTATTTCCAGGAACATGGAAAGTATTTGCCGTTCTATTATCTAATATTTGGAAAAAGTGGATGGTGTAAATTTATAAAAGTTGATCCTACTTTGGAAACAATAGAGTCTTATCGAAAACGACTGAAACGTTTTAAGATAGATTTTAAGAAGTTTTATCCAGAAAGTATAAAAGACTACTCAATATGCAGAAAGTGTTCTGTAAAGTGTAATAAAAGGACTTTATTACCAATAACTCAAACAATACTATATTAAAATGATTGAAGAAAGAAAGAAAAAAGCAAGGGATGTTCTGCAAACTATGTTCGAAGTTTTAGAAAAGGACATTGTATTTATGAAATGCAGAAAGGCTAACATGATAAGTTCCAGAAAATTTTACAACTATTATTTGTTGTATTATTTAGGAGTGAATCATAACCAAATGAAACATCATATTTATGGAATGCACCATGCAACAAGCATCTACTTAAAAAACAAATTGGAATTCGAGTTTGACCATTACTCTGAAATAAGAGATAATTGGCTTACGTTCCTATTCTTTGCAGACCATGATGCTTGGGGAAAACAAAAAGAAATAAAAGAAGCTAAATCAAAATATTTAATTTAAAATAAAAAAAAATGAAAATAACAGGAAAGTTAACAAAAGTATTGGAACTACAAAAGGGAGTTTCTAAAGCTGGGAAGGAATGGCAAAAACAAAGTTTTGTTCTGGACACTGGGGCAGACTTTAATAATGAAATTTGTATTGATGTATTTGGTGAGAAAATTGACCAAATAACAAATCTAAAGACAGGAGTGGAGTTGGAAGTTAAAATAAATGTAAGTTCTAAAGAATTTAAAGGTCGGTATTATCATAATATATCAGCATGGGAAATTCAGAACGTTGGTTCAACTCAGCCAATTAAAAATGATGACTCTGAAGATTTACCGTTCTAATGTTAGTCGGATATGAAAATATAAACTTTGAACTTGGTGAGGAGGACCTGAAGTGGGTGGGTCCTTTCTCTAAAAGCTTATCAAAAAGAATTGGTTCGGCAAACGCTGTAACTAATAAGGAAATTCAGGATAACACTGGACTCTCATCTCCAAAAGTGCATAAAATAATACAACATATTAGAACAAACAACATAGTGAATGGAATCTGTTCAAATGGGAAAGGATATTACATTGCAAAAGACATTCACGAATTGAACGAATGTTTGATTAGTCTAAAACAAAGAATTTATTCTCAGATGAAAACTTTGCATTGCTTAGAAAAACAAAATATTATGTTTGGAGGAACTGGACAATTATCAATATTTGAATAATGAAAAATAGAAACTTAGAACATGCGGATGATTGGGCAACTCCATCTTACATTTATAATGAATTAAATAAAGAATTTAATTTTAACTTTGATCCTTGTCCATTGCAACATAATTTGGACGATTGGAATGGACTGGAAGTTGAATGGGGAAGTTGTAATTTTGTAAACCCTCCTTATTCAAGGAAATTAAAAGAAGCGTTTGTTAAAAAAGCAATTGAGGAAAGTAAAAAAGGAAAGACTTGTATTTTACTGCTTCCAGTTTCAACTTCTACAATATTATTTCATGAATATATATTGCCAAATAAAAAAGAAATTAGATTTATTAAAAAGAGAATTAAATTTATAGGATTTAATACTTTTGGAGAAAAGGTTTCAAATAAATGTGGAATGCACGATTCAATGATTGTAATATTATGAATATAAAAAGAATTCAGAAATCAGGAAACTATTCTATTATTTCAAACGAAATATTAAAAAGGAAAGACCTTAGTCTTAAGTCAAAAGGATTATTAACTTTAATATTATCTTTGCCAGACAAGTGGGAGCTTTCTGTTAATGGATTAGTTGCGATAGTTAAAGAGTCTAAAAACACTGTTTACTCAATCCTTAAGGAACTTAACGGTTTTGGGTATGTAGAACGTAAGAAAATAATTGATAGTCAAGGAAGAATCGTTAAATGGGATTTGATTGTTTATGAGGAACCACTTACCAAGAATCCAGATACCAAAAAGCCACATGTGGAAAACTGCACACAATTAAATACTAATACTAAATCAATAACTAAAGTAATTAAGCATAATAAAGAAAGTTTTGCAATTTTAGTTTTTGAAAGTGGAATCCTAACAAAAGAAGAATCTAATTCCTTTATTGATTATTGGACCGAATCAAACGCAAAAAACAAAATGAGATGGGAAATGGAAAAGACTTGGGATTTAAATTTAAGAATAAAAAGATGGAAACGAACAACTAAAAATGGAAACACTTCAAACACACAATCAAAGATTCATCAACAGTTAAGTTCTCATGAAGAGGCAAAACAACTATTAAAAAACATGCAATGATAAAAAATATTGAAACAGAAGAATTAACAATGAAATGTTTGGATTTAATTTCATCAACACTAATCCAACTGGGGCAAACAAAAGCTGCAGAAGATAAGGCAGTCCTTGTAAATTATTTATGTGATGACTTACAAAGAGATTTCTATAAAATGGATTTCATTGATATAGAAGAGGCATTTAGAAACGGAATAAGATCTGGTGATTTCCATTTGGCTGTCCCAACATATTATAAATGGATTAAAATACAAAACGCAATATTGGTAAAAGACATGTTTGCAAGGGAACTTCCAAGTTATAGGGAAACAACTCAAATTAAATACAGGTCAAGAAAAGGAACAGGATTAAAATCAATTGGAAACATTAAACTAATAAAATAATAAATATGAAACATGAAAGAATTCCTGAATATTACAAAGGGAAAGATGGATATGAGGCAAGGAAAGTATGTGATAATTTTGAACTTCCTTATCATCTTGCAACAGCTACAACATACATTTTAAGGGCTTATCATAAGCATGACACTCCAGTTGAATGTATAAGCAAAGCGATAGTTCACTTAGAATTTGAGTTGGAGAAAATAAAAAGAAATAAATAATATGAAAACTAAACTATTTGGAACAACTAACGACCCAAGAGAACAGGGGGATGAAGTAGAACATTACTGCATAACATGCGGAATGGAAGAGGCAGAAGAAAAAGGTGGATCATGTGAGGAATGTAAAGATAAATATTGCAGATGTGGCAAACCATTAAAGGATGAAACTCCATTATGTAAAATCTGCTTATTATAAAAAATTGTAGAATGATAGGGAAATGTTTTGGACCGACCATTTTTGAGAGCGGGTATCGTATTCCTTATTTATTCTACATTATTATTAAAAATTAAATTATTAACAAAAGACTGTTAAAAACCACAATTATGAACAAATTAGATATATTACTTCACAGAATTAAACAATTATGGCCAATCATTATAATATTTTTTATATATTTGTCCTTTATTACAATACTACTATGGATGAACTAAAGAAAATATTCGAACTAATCTCACTGATATTATTATCATTATTATCTTTGCCATTTATAATACTAACTTATTTATTAATTTTTATATTACAATTCATTGAAAGCATTTGGAAAGATCACCAAGGGAAAGATAATATTCGATAATAAGGCGGACTTCATTGATTCCATTGCTAAAATGGAAGATGGGATGAAAGTTATTATTGAAGTGAGGGAGGCTAAAGATGTTAGGACTAACAGCCAGAACAAACTCTGGTGGTCTTGGATGAGTATTATCTCAACAGAACTTGGATATGAGAAGCAAGAGATTCATGAAATACTTAAGTATAAGTTTCTATTAAGGGAAGAAATGATTGATGGGGAAATGCATCAGAATTTAAAGTCAACAACTACATTAACAAAGAAAGAGTTCAACAAATTAACTCAGGATGTTTTCTATTGGGCAAACGATACTTTTAATATAAACCTTCCAAATGATTGACTTATATAACAAAGATTGCATGGAAGCTTTAATGGAAATGAAAGACAATCAATTTGACTTGGCTATTGTTGATCCTCCTTATGGGATTGATGTAACTAAAATGAATATGGGTGGGAGAAAAAGAAACGAAAAAGATAAGAAAAAATCTTGGGATATAGGAATTCCAACAAAAGAATATTTTGAACAGTTATTTAGAGTTTCAAAAAATCAAATCATTTGGGGAGGCAATTATTTTCCTTTAAAACCATCTCAATATTTTTGTATTTGGGACAAAGGAGAAACAATGTATGGAAGGGATTTTGCAGAGTGTGAATTTGCTTGGGTATTTAAAGGAGGAACAAGAATATACAAAAAATCTCCAAATCAGCCATCAAGAATTCATCCAACACAAAAGCCAGTTTCCTTATATGAATTTTTAATAATGACTTACGCAAAGGAAGGAGATAAAATTTTAGACACTCATTTGGGTTCTGGAAGTATTGCTTTAGCTTGCCACAATTTAGGATTCGATTTGGATGGTTACGAATTAGATAAAGAATATTTTGAAGCAGCAAATAAAAGATTAAGGCAACATCAATCACAATTAAGAATTTATTAATGAGTGAAGAAAGACTACAATCAGAAGTAATAAAGTATATTAAATTGCAATATCCTAAAGTTAGATATTGTGCTTCATTGGGTGGAATATATACAGGACCAAGGCAGGCAATCAAAGCAAAGAGAACAGGTTACTCGAGAGGGTTTCCTGATTTACAACTAACAGAAGCAAGGAAAGGGTTCCATGGATTATTCATTGAGATAAAGACTCACAAGGGAAGAGCAACAGAAGTTCAGAAGGAATGGATTAAAGATTTACAGAACAGAGGATATAAGGCAGAGATATGTAAAGGGATTGGTCCCATATTAGATTTAATAGATTGGTATCTTGAAACAGATAAGTAGAAAACAAAGTGTGATCAACAGAGAGTTGAAGAAAGTTTATAGTGAGATACACTATGAGAGAGGACAATTCTGCACTGGGTGCGGGACATCAGAGAACCTTTCACATTCTCATCTAATACCAAGAAGCAGGCGTTCAGACCTTACAACAGATAAAAGAAACATAACATATCATTGTTTAAGTATGGGAGGAAGAGTTGGTTGTCATGATAAGTGGGAGGGGAAACAAAGGATTGAGCTATTGGATTACGAAAGGAACATGAACTATATAAAGGAAGTTGATAAGGAATATTACTATTTAATAAAGTGAAAGAGAATAAGAACAAAAAGAAAAAGAAGTTTAAAGAGTATGATCCATTCTTTATGCAGTTCGGCTTCAAAGATGACAGGAGATTAAGTAAGAGAGCTGTGTTCTCTGAATCAAAGTTCTGGGAGAAATATGTTAAGGATAACGAAACAAAACAATAACTATGGAGAACATAATAATAATGTTAGTAGTATATATAACTGGGATGTTCACTGGCATCTACTTCCACTCACAAATCAATAAGAGATTATGAAACACAATAACATTAAAACAATATTAAAGAAACAGATTGAGGCTGGTGTGAAAACATTATGGACTTACAACGAAAAGAGTAATGAGTTCGTTTGTATATATAAAAACTATAATGATGACTTACCAATCTATACTGCCAGCCAATTACTAATCAAATTAAAAGGATAGAGATGCCTACACTACCAACAGGAAAGAGAAGGCCATGGATGCCAGAGAATCCTAAGCACATGAGAGAGGTTGACAACGCTTCATTCTATAATTCAAAGAGATGGAGAGCACTAAGGAACTACTTCATCCAAAAGAATCCACTGTGTGCTCAGTGTGAGAGAGAAGGGACAGGACCAACAGGAGCTCAGTGTGTGGATCATATAAGACAAATATCTTTGGGAGGTTCTATGGTTTCAACTAGGAACTTACAATCATTATGTAATAGATGCCATGCAAAAAAGTCTGGGAAAGAATCATCAGAGATGAGGAACAACATTAAAGACTATAAAAGAAAATAATAAAATATAATAATAATATGGGTGGGGGGGGGTGTAATCATAAAAAGGAAGGTATATATACAT